ATACCTCCCGAGTTGTGGCCCGCCGAATGAACCCATCCGAGGTGACTGGACTTGCTGCGTGAAGCCGAAGCCTTTTCCACGATGGACGAAAATTTCCGCCCAAATCCGATGAAATGCCTGAGTGCTTGCCATGTAGTCAAGCGTTTTGCGCAAGGAGAGCCTTTGAATCGGACGACGCACTCTCCTTCCGCCGCCAAGCCAGTTGATTCCAAACTCGATGAAATATGCCTCGCGCGAGTCGTTGTAAAGCTGCCACGCCACAACGTTGCCGCTGCGAGATACCGGCTTGATCTTCCAACCGAGGTAGTAGCGACCTGAAATTCGACGTACTGGAATCTTCCAGGCCAGATCGCTTCTCTGTCCGCCAGGGTCTTCAGGGCCGAACGCCATTTTCCTCGCGTAGCCCTGGTTCACAGTTGCCATCAACTGAGCCAGCCGCGCCATGTTCGTGTGTAGCTGAAACGGCACTTCTTCTTCCGCCCAACGGATAATTTCCTCAAAGGCGTTGATCGTTTCCTTCGTCGGCTCGATGAAGCCCGGAGTACCCCGATACGAGAAAGGCGTGAACCGAGCCATTACTTTGCCTCCCTAGGCATTGATCGGCGCTCCTCTAAGTCGCATTCCAATTTCCCAATGATGCCGAGGATCGCCTGTATCTGGCGCAGGCAGAAGGTGAGCAGCAACGACGATGTAATACCGGCTGTCATAGAGAAGCCAGTCTTCACCGCTCTGCCCCCAATCGTAAAATTCCAGGGCTTTACCTTGCCATGCTTCCGGGAAGATACCGATGTGATCGCCCTCTTGAATTTCACCAAACATCGCTGTCAGGTACTCAGGAGCCAGCCGCGTAGCTCGTGTTGACTGAGAAGGCTGCACAAATGCCTTCACAGTCAGGTCAGTGGTATGCGAAGGATCAGGAAGCATCCCGTTTTCATCGCATACAGGAGCGTCAGGATTTGCCGCGTGCCATTCAGGATCGCGGAAGCCTTCCGGTGTGCGACACGGGCATGGAATTTCTGAATCAGCACGGTGGTAACGCACCGTCTGTCCATGCACGCTGACCAGCGATATGAAATCCTCTTTGGTTCCCATTGAGTTGTCCTTCTTTTGGGTGTTGCTAAGGGGTACTACTAGGGGGTACTACGCAAGCTCGATGATCGCCCGTGAAACGTCGTAAGATTTCAATTGCCGCAAGCCGCCTGCTACTGACAGTTCGTTCATCAGGAGAACGCGACTGTAATTTCTTCCTAGCTCGCGGTTGGCAAGCTCGATCATCTTGTCGATGGCCGACCACGACTGATTGCTAGCCGTGCCGGAGTCCATCGAAACAAGTCCTGCCGCCCATTTCTGTCCTGTTTCTGCACGCTGAATCAGTCGAAGGGTGTATGCGCGAGCGAGCGTTAGAAGCGTCAAACCCGAGAGCACCTTCGGCGTTCCTTCTGCTGGGTCAATGGTGTATGGGTCAGCCACACCGAAATATTCCTGCACAGCCGCCTCAGCCTCCTGCCCAGCGATGAGTGGGTTGACGGAGGAATCACGGAGAATTACGCGATCAGCCACCTGCGCCACAATGGTGGTTGTCCCACCTTTGATCGGAGAGGAATAGTCAGTGAAATTTCCAGCCGCATCTTCCCAGCGAACCCGAAACCAATCGAGTGGATTGGTCGCGTTGGTTACATCGACGCTACGAATGTAATTCGGATACGCGCCCGCAGGAAATGACTGTACCTCAGAGAACGGCCCATCGACAGCCGGTGCCTCTTCGACATGAAGCTCGCTGATGTTCTCTTCAGCGGGGGGAAGAAATTCTAGGTAGACGGCTGCCATTTACCGTGCCCTTTCCAAAATGGGTTTGTCATGGCCTGCACTCAGTAGCACAGCCTTTCCTAGCGTAGCCGATGTAATTCGTGGAACAGGCTTTCCGTAAACGATCAGCGCCCTACGGAACGAGCCAGTCATGCTTGACGTTGCAAGAATGTTGCCGCGAATGTCCGACTTCAGATGAATTGTTCCCGTCATCGTGGAAGTCGCTGAAATTCCTCCGACCGGATAGACAATCCGTGTAATCCGTCCGCTCATTGTGGAGGCTGCGTTGATCGCGCCAACCAAGGGGCGAATTACTCCGATATGGCCGGTCATGGTAGACGTGGCTGAAATGTTGCCCACTACCTGACGCAACACTGCCACAGAACCAGCCATTGTGCTTTGCGCTGAAATTGCTGCTACAAAGTGCCTGATGCGACTGATACTGCCGGTCATAGTGCTCGTCGCCAACATCACACCTGAGATACGACGCAACCGTACAACCGTGCCGGACATGGTTGAAGTAGCGAAAATTGTTACTCCACTGATCTTGCCACCAAGGCGCACTGTTCCGCTCATAGTGGAAGTGGCTGAAATTCCTCCACTGATCCGATGAACAGCTACCACACGACCCGACATTGTGCTTGTAGCTGAAATTATCGCTGGAACAATCGGCCGAAGCCTCTGGACGCTTCCAGACATACTCGACGTGGCCGAAATCGCCGCCACAGAAAGCGGCCTGATTCTTCCGACCGATCCTGTCATCGTGGAAGTCGCTGAGATAGCCCCCGAGACGCGATGTACGGCCGTTACAGCCCCTCCAAACGTCGAAGTGGCCGACATGACCCCCGAGATACGACGGAGCCTTACAATCGCTCCTGTCATCGTGCTCGTAGCACTGATCGCCGTAGGGAGAATCGGCTTCAGCCGGAAGACTCCACCCGAGACAGTTGAAGTCGCGCTGATTGCGCCTGAAATTTTGTGCGTCGTTCTGACCGAACCGCTGACGGTCGATGTTGCAGCGATAGCCGCCGGGGTAATCGGCCGTAGCCGTCTTATCGATCCGCTAACCGTTGAGGTAGCTGAAATTACCCCGGCAATCTTATGAACCGCCGTGACGTTGCCGCTGACCGTAGAGGTCGCGCTAATCGTCGTCGGCTTGACAGCACGAATTACACGTAGCCCGCCAGAGACAGTGCTCGTTGCACTGATCGTCGTCGGTGTGATTGCCCGCCCGCGTCCAATGCTTCCGCCTACAGTAGATGTGGCGGAAATTCCAGTGTCCGGCGTAATCGCCTCGGTAGCTCCCGATGCAGTCGGCAGAAGTGGCTCGATATGTCTCAGTGAGGAAAGTGGCATAAAATTACCTCTTGGAGACTCCAAACATCGGGTAGCCGGTGCCGGTGTACGTTGCGAACGTTGCGGTTGCAGGAAGCGGATGCGCTGTTGCCATCTGCCTCACGCCTGCAATTCGTCCCATCGCTGCGGTAGCGACCGTGTTTCCGAAAATTCCAGTTGTGCCGCTGTTGGACATGGCGAAGTAGTAGTCGCCGGGAGGAAGCAGAAACGGAGTGGCAAACGCCGTGAATTGCGCTGACGATGCGCCGGACTGCGCGGTTGATCCGAGACTTGCAAGCCGTACTCCATCCCAAGTGTAAATTCCAATGTCGCAGTTAGCGTTGGCGGGTGATCCGTTACCCCACACGCCCTTGACGACCGGGTAGTAAAATGGAATTGACACTGGAACGAAAATTGCAAGATTGGCCGCAGGCCACGTTATGTTTCCCTGCGTAGTCGAAGCAAGCGGGAAGATGTGATCGGCTGCAAACCGCTGAAACGTGGTGATGCAGAACGGCGGGGAATTTCTTGCTTGCATGTCCATCAGAACACCGTCCCGTTGACAAGCGCAGCGAGGAAGGGAATGAAGCCCGCCGATGCTGTGGCGAAAGTTGCCGTTGCCGGAAGAGGAAGTGCCGTTGCCTGCATCTGAATTCCAAGCATTTCCATCCACTGTGCGTTCGGCTTGTAGCAGTAGTACGTCGCCGTCGTGTTGTCCGCAGCCATTGCCAAGTAGTAATCACCCGGCGTAAGCGCGGTGTCTGCTACGTCGAACGTCTGAATTGTTGAAGCGCCGGCCTGTGCTGTGCTGCCCGAGGAAACAAGGCGTGTTCCGTTGACATCGTAATTTCCAACATCAACATTGCCCGAGACAGTCGCACCGTTGAAAATCGCCATCTGTGTGACGGTTACGAAATCATCCAAGTGCATCGGGTAGTAGTACGCCCTGCTTGCCGCTGTGTAGACAGCGGAAGCCAACGATGCCCGTGTCGTAACTGAAACGTCGGCATGAGCCGACAACCGTTCATCCCATGTGGAGAGTACGGCTAGCGCATTCTCCAAGGACGCGAACGGAAAATCAGGCATATTTCAGAACCTTCCACGGGAACGCGCGTCCCGTACCGGCAAGCTGCTTCAGCGTGAAACGAAGAGCGCCAGCATCCGTTAGCTCGTTGGAGATAGGAACTGAAATCTTTATCATGTCGTCCGCAACCTGCGCTCCGTCGTAACGGGCGTAATAGGCAACACGCCTCGTCCCTCCGGTGAGAACGATCTGATAGATGCGAATTTCCACCGAGTCGCCTGCTGCCAAGTTGACCGGATCGACATGAAGTGTGAACGTGCCTGCAACAGCAACATCGGCCAGAGTGTGCTCTGTGCCGATGGTCGCCGTCTGCGTTCCCGATGCTTGGGCCGTTACAGCCAAATTTCCTCCTTTCTCTCTGGGGCGGTCATGGAGTCCCTGTGAACCACAACCGCCCCATCGAGAATTTCAACCATCAGTCCTGCGTCACCGTGATGGCGTTCTGCGCCAACTGCGGCGTATCGCCCGAGTTGATGGTCGTGGACGTGACGGAGCACCACGCATACCCGTGATCCGCCGACGTGCCCAAATTTCCGTCGAGAACGCCGAGGTACGTGATCGTGTTGTTCGTTCCCGTACCCGTTGAGGTGGCGAAAGATTTCGCCGCGTCCGAAGGAAATGTTTTGGAGTAGGTCGTCGTTCCCGTTCCCGCCGCGAAGATCGTGGTGTTGTTCGTCAACCCGAGACGCGCGTAGCTCGTGTAAGCAGCCTCCGATGCAGTATTTCCAGCGAAGGTGTCATCGAGCGCAGCGGCCCACAGGCCAAAGTAGATCGTCGTTGCGGCCGTAAACGCCGTCTTTCCCCAAATGGAATCCTGAAGAGCCTTAGACGAGAAATTCGCAAGCGAACCGCTCATCATCAGGATACGTTCTTTCCAGTCAGCCTTCAGGTAACGGTCGAAGAATTTCCGAACGTCCTTGTCAAACGTATGCCAGCCGTTTTCCAGTCCGATCTTCGTCGGGTGCCAGAGAGACGTGCGAACGATTGGCTTGATTCTCGGAGTCGGAAGAATTACACCGCCGGGAGAGACTGCAAGCTCCATTACTCTCCCTCCTTCTTGTACGCAGCGGTATGCCCCGTGGAAACCGCAGCGAGCTTGTCAGCATCGACGCGAAGACGAGTGGAATTCTCAGCCGACTCGTCATAGTGCGGATCATCCGGCGTTGGTGCGTCGTGATGCTCCTCACCCTCGTTCGATGCGTCACTCGTTGCGTCCACGACGACAAACCGCTCGTGGTGACGGTCGTTGTGCGACGGCTCGTTGGCTTCGACAAAGACGTAATTTCCATCCTCGTCAGCGGCCACCGGGCGACCGTGGTTCTTTCCATGCTTGAAAATCGGCACCCTCACCGTCAGTGGAGCGCCCGACTCGTCAAGCACAGAATCACCTTCGTCGTCCATGACAGTAATTTCCTTTTCACGCACCAATGTTGCCTCGTGCGCGAGCAAGTTGCCATTGCCGTCACACATGAGCCGTCCTTCGTAGTGCTCCTTGGCCTTAGCCAATTTTTTCTCCTTTCGTTCAGTGGGCGAAGCCAGTGGCAAAACTCCGCCCACTGAATTTCAAGACGGCTCGTTTAGGTCGTCGCGGTCGCCAGCGTGACCTTCTGCACGCTGTTGTTGAGGTCGGTGTAAAGGCCACGACGAGCGCGACCAACCTGCTGACCTTCCACAAGGCGTGAAATGTCGGCAGGGCCAACATCTACCCGCAGGTCGTGATGCACAAGCTCCTTCATCCTCATGCGCGGAGCGATGAAATAACAAGTGCCCTGCGTAACGCCCGGATACGTGAACGCAGTAACGCCGTTCGTAACCGTCGCGCCGTTGTAGTAGATGATCGTGTCCACAGGCACGCGGCGCATTTCATTCCCCTGGTTGTCAAGCACCGGAGTCAGAAGCGCGTCCTCGATCTGGAACCGATCTGCCTCGTTCGCCAGAATTACAGTCGGCACACGCTGCGGGACTGCAAGAGCCGCCGTCTTGTATGCGTTCTGAAATCCGACGAGCGTGTTGGCAACCAGCGAGCCGAATCCCGACACTGCCGCCGTAGCGTTAGCACCGGAAAACGTAGCGCTGAGGATCGGAGAAAGATGGAGGTGGTTGAGAAGGTAATTGTACGCCCTCCCGAACGCCCTCGCATTCATTCCGACCTGATAGGACTGGTCGTACTCCATCATGTCCTCAGTCCACTCAAACCCTGCGGCGTAAGTGGCGATGGGGACGAAGCTCGGTGCCCCGGCACGCGCAAGCGTTCCGAAGACAACTTCCTCGCCCTCCAATTTCTGAAGGAACACGACATTGGCATCGAACAGAACGTCGCCACCGATCTGCACCGAACCGCCAGGGAACGGGCCATCGATCCGTTCGTAGAGCGGCTGATACAGAAGCGGAACGTCGGCCAGTCCAACGTCAATGTCGATCCGCACCTTTTCCAGCAAGTCCATCGCACCCTGTGAGGTGGTAATCATCTCGCCAACAGACTTCAGAAGCTCCACCTCGGGAATGTCCTTCTGAAATTCATGCGGAAGACGACTCTCCATCTCAGAGGCGAAAAAGACCTTCACCTCATGGCCTGTATGCGTGTGCATCACGCTCGGCGTCCAGCGACGATGCTGCTGGTCACGTCCCGTGGAAGCATTCGCAAACGATCCAGGCTTCAGCGGCCCGAAACGTCCGTCATGCTTGATGCGAATTTCACCACCACGTTTCTTGGTGATACTCGCAATCGTTGGAGCCTCGGGAATGAGGACTCCACCCTTGCTTCTGCCCACTGGAATTTCCCTCCTTCCCTTAGCCGATGTTCAGCACGCGGACTGCCGCGTACCCGTTTGCGTTCTTGGCCTCTTCCACCTTGCAGGCAGGCGAGCCGAGAACCGTTGCCGACAGGTCGGTGTCTCCACGCTTGAAGCCCGTGCCAGTCGTCCAATAGAGCACATCACCCACAGCCGGATTCAGACCTGCCGGAAGCAGGACGTACCAAATCCGATCCGGGGCAATTTCCCCGCCGTAACCACGAACCGTATCGCTCGCGCCAACCTTCGACAGGGCGATGTGGTTCCAGTTGTTGAGACGGTAAAGATCACCGAAATTGATGACCTGACCGGCAGGAGCGGAAAACGTTGCTCCGGTAGTCGCTCTACCGTCGCCTTTCAACTGTCCCATGAAATTCCCTCCTTTCGATCAGTCGTTGTCGCCGTCTGAAACAGGCTCTTGCTCGGGCTGCTCCGGCTGTTCCTTCACCGGCTCACCCCTGTCTGCGCCACCATCGCCGCTATCGCGCTCGTCAACGGCCTTCTGCACGTCGGACTTTGAAATTCGTCCGCCGTCGCCCGATCCCTTGACGGTCGAAAGGTCGATGCCCTTCTCCTCGGCAAGCTCCTTCGCACCGTCCGTGGCATCTACATCACCCTGAATTGCGCCAGAATGAAGACCCGCCTGTGCAGTTGCATCAGGGAAAGGCTGTCCCTCCTCGTACTCCACTGCATAGTCCTCTGAAATTGCTGCCGGATGATCCGGCGGCAAGCCCATCAGAGGATGCCCGTCTTCCAGCGTCATCAGCCTGCTTGCCGCAGTCGCCGGATCGGGCGAGCCATACTGCGGCGGGCCGAACGTCTTGGGAATTAGCTCCATCCCCTGCATCTCCTCCGACAAATTGGGGTTCATGGACTGCGACGGGGAAGCGAGAATTACACCCGTCGGAGCCGGAGCACCAGCGGCACGCTCCGCCGCAAGCGCCTCGTCATTCAAGTCCAAATCCATGTGCTCGCCCTTGGCAACCGTCTCATCGAGCGGCTGCTGCTCGTGCTCAGGATTTGGCGCAGTCTGTCTCTTACCCACAGGAATTTCCTCCTTTACACGCGAGCCTTGACCCGGACATTGCTCGTGCTCATTCCGGGCTTCCACTCAGGCGAGGTTCCACTGTCACGCTGCGTCGTCGGAGGTGCGGCAGGTGCGTCCTCCATTTCAGAAACGGTCGTCTTCAGCGACTCGTCGCCATCGATGATCTGCGTCACCATCTCCGAGACGGCCTTCTCGTCCTCATCGGAATTTCCGGTGAGCTTCACATCACGCGACTCCATCTCTCCGACAAGAACGCGCCGAACGAGAGCACGATCCGCGTCGGAGCCTCCCTTCAGCCTCTTTTCCAGCACCTTGTCGAGGATGCTGGTACGAAGCGACTTGGCCTCAGACTGAATCTTTGAAATCGCGGCGTCCAGCACCGTAATTTCATCAGCCTCGTCCTTCAGACCAAGGGCAGAGCGGAGCTTCGGAATCAGGCCAAGAACAGGATCAGCCTTCTTCTTTTCGTCCTCCATCTCTCCCACCTTCGTCTCCAACGGCTTACGAGCCTCCGTCTCAATGGACTCCACCAGCGACGGATTGTGTGCGCGAAGCTCGTTGGCCTGAAGCGCAGCAATTTCCTCTGGCTTCACCTCATTACTCCTTTCTTCCATTTCGCTTGTCAGAGCGCCTACAAGTTTCGCGCTCATGCCCGCAGCACGCGGACGGCTAAGGTCGATGGACTCGATATGAAATTTCGCTACACGGACTCCCTTCTGAAATGGCTCTAGCGCAGCCTTGCCACGCCACGACACGGTTTTCACAAGCGGCCGCTTCTTGCCAAGGTATTGACGACCCTTCGTACCTGGCAGAACGTATGCCTTGACTGCGAGCTTTGCTTTCTCACCCGCCTGAAGCAGCTTTGCACCTGCCCATTGAAGTTGAATTTCAGGAAAAGTGTACGGATCATCTTCGGGCTTGATGTGGCCGAGATACCCGACGATAGGTTCATTCTGTGCGGCGTCAGAAATTTCCGAGACAACTTCCCCGAAAAGCTCTGGCCCCCAGTAGCGCTTGGACTTTGACCATCCAGACTCGATAACGAACGTAGCAAAACGAGGATCGTCGTCACCTTCTGTAATTTCCGCAACAAGCTCCGGTGACAGGGGAACAAGACCACCCACTGCATCCGTAGTCATCTCGGAAATGTCAGTATCAAACGCCTCGAAAATTTCAACTTCGTCCATTACCGCCTCCGCAGCGTCTTCCCGCCAGTAAGAGTCTGAAGGTTCGGCTTCATGACCTTGCCACGATTCTTCGTACCCGCAGCGGCTTGTGGCTGCCTGACGATTTTCACTGCGCCAGGAAGCTGCTCGGGATGGAAGGACGGGTTAGGGTTGACCGTATCGACGTGCTCGGCTTCCGGCGAGAATGTCGCCTGTGTTGCGTTGGTGCCAAACGGAGGCGGCGCAGTGGCCGACCAAATGTTGTACGGATCGCGGCGGAAAAGACGACGCACGTTCTGACGCCTTCCGCCCAAGAGCCGACGACCGGCCTGCGTGACAACGTTCTTTGAAATTGCGGGCTTGTCCAGTGACTCGACGGTGGCCGGAATGTTCCCGCGCTGCTGCGTTACGTAAGTCAGCGGATCGAGCGCACGCAGGACACGAACGACTCTCCTTCCGCCTCCCGGCTTCTGCGTGTTCGGCGGACGGTTCGGGCTTCTGTTACCGATCAAGCCCTTGGTTGGTGCCGTCTGATTTACACGCTGACCCATACTGCCGTTGACATTGCCACGGCCGATGGTTCCTCTACGTCTTGCCATGAAATTCCTCCTTTACCTACGCTTGATGCGGTAGGAATACGGCGTTCCTGCACCCTTGTTGGTTAGCTCGCGCATATGAGCAATGGCCGGTGAACGAAGGATGCGTATTCCCTTACCACGCATCGCAGTCGTAGTCGTTCTGGCCCTTGCGCCAACACCTTGCTGCTTCTGCGCCATCTATTTCACTCCCCTCTTGGCCCAGTACGTGCGTAGACCACCCTTCAGTCCTTTCAACGACTTCGGCCTAGGTGGAGTCCGCTTCTTGCGACCCCCGCTACTCTTGCGCTTAGCCAATTTCAAACCCTCCTTAGATGCACGAAGATTCCGGTCGGAGGAATACGCACAATCTTACTACCGCCGACGCCTTTGGAAGCAGCGCCGCCATAGCGAAGAAATTGCCCTTTGCTTTTCTTGGTCTTCATCATGAGCGCTCACCTTCCATGCGTCTGACGCTTCCTCCTTCTTCCCATCGTCGCAGCGATCTGCGATGGGCGCTTAGCTCTTGGCCTACGGGAAATTGCACGCGACTTGTTGAGCCGCAGCTTCTTTCGTCTGCCTGCTCCCGGACGCCTCATTCGTTGCCTCCTTGTGCGCCCCCTGTCCTAACCGGCACTGACGAGCTAGGAGCCGGGACATTTCCAGGCGGAAGTGCAGGCGGTTGAATTGCATTCCGAGATTCGTAGGCATCGCTGTGCATCCGGTCGAGAAATTCGCGGATCGTCTCACGGTATGTCTCATCCGAAATTTCACCACGCTGCGCTGCAACTTCCAGACCCATAATCATCTGCTGGAATGCCTGTGCCAGCACGAGTCGATCATCGGGCCTGATCTGATCCCAGATGACAGTTGGGCGATAGGGAATTTCACCGTATGCCACGAGAGCCATCTTACAAAGTTTCTGAATTGTGTCTTGGAATGAAACTCGCTTCCGCGCGATCTTCCGTAGAAACGGAACAGTCTGCGCGTTTCGGTCACTGTTGGCTGAACCTGCGTCCACTCTCATGAACGCCCACTCCGGCGTCTGTGACGCAATAGCGATACAGTCGATAAGGAAATCCGCGAGAGTCTTCGTATCGCCCAAGACTGACTTTGCTTCCAAGAATCCTGCGTCCTCTTCGGAGTTGAAAAAGAGAATTTCCCTTCCTTGCCAGTTAACCGACGCGCCATCCTTCACCTGTCCTGTGTCTGCGTCGATAGCGTCAGGGAAGTTGTTCTTGATGAAATTCGTAACGTCGGCAATCTTCAGCTTGATCTTCGGTGTGGAATGGTATTTGTGCGCCTGCAAGCCCTGATGCACAACATCGTGGAAAGCGTTGATGAATGGAATTACGCTTTCAAGGTCTGATTGTCCACCTTGCAGCGACGAGTCCCATTCGTTGTCTACCTCCAAGAACGGTACGAAGCCCCACGTATTTGCGCTTTCCATATCTGTCAGCCAAGTGCTTGTGTTCTGATCGAAGAAGCGATAGCTGTCGCGGTTGACAATTTCAATCACGTCATGCTCTTCTTCGATGGGCTGACGACCGTTAGCAATGTCACCGGGGTCAGTAACAATCACCATTCGGTGAAGGACAGTCACTTGGTCAATTACATTTCGGTTGCGCATGGAATACTGAATGTCCACGCGCTCAGGGGGAATACATTCGATCTGATAGTGCGTTGCTTCCTCCATCGTCATCAACGGATCGAGAATGTCAGGCTGGCGTAGCCGCACGATCACCTTGGAATCTCGGATGGCCGATTTCAGCATCTCTTGAATTTGCCCGGCCCAGTAATCCGTGATGCACTCGTTGAGGTGTTCTTCCAAGTTGTCGTCATCAAGACGGATCGTAGGAATTCCAATGAACGCAACCTGAAGATCGATGATCGGCTTTGCGAATGCAGCACCGAGAGCATTGTCACCGGAATTTCTGTAAAGCTGACGGCACAGGTCGTAGTTGACAACTGTGCCTTCAGCGGCAGGATGAGCCTTCGGCCAGAACGCATTGCCGATGACGCGGAACGAAGAGCGAATTCCACTGAAGCTAAAAAAGCTGAACAGCGGCGATGAAATTATCTGCTCGCTGACAGTGCGAAGCGGATTACGCATCCTCGCCCTCCTCAACTACTTCACCTTCAGACGCAGCCGCTAACAGCGCTTCCAAGCGCTCTACAAGCTGCGCTGCCTCTTCCTGTACCTCTGGGCTGGCCTCACGCAATTTCTCCACAAGGCCATCATCGGTAACTGTAATTTGATCTTCATTGACGTTGTGCCGCTCCTGCTTAGACGCCTTCGGCAATCCTGCGCGGTCGAGCACTTCGCTCGCTGCCTTCAGCACGATTGCGTTGTCCTCAGCAGTGCGCATTACGTCCACGATGGTCTGCACTGCCTCGATCATGTAGCCCTCTAGCAAGTCAAGCGCGGCCGAAGGCAAAGATGCACGAAGCAATACGAGTTTTTCAGTTACCTTTGGATCGTCAAGAATTTCCTTTACTTGATTACGGCCAATGCCGATGGCCTTTGCCATCTGCGTGTTCGTGTAGCCCGCGAGCTTCATCACGAGCACCATGTCGATGACATGATCGATTTCACCTGGCAGAAGCCTGCGAGATTTCAGTACGTCCTTCTTGTAGCGCCGACGAATGCGCACTACCTCATTCTTCTTATCGGCTGCTCTGGAATTCGGTGTTGACTGTCTGCGCTGAGTCATGCCATCACATTCCTGTTGAGGAAATTACTGACGGAAGAAGGCACCATCAGAATTGGTTTGTTTTGTGCCGCCACGGTGGCAAACATTCCAGCATGGTGCCAATGGTCAGGGTTTCGATTCTTCTTCCAGCGACCAACGATGGTGCCCTTTGTATTTTCCTCTTCGACTCTCACCATCTGTTGTAACTGGTGATACAGACCGTTGTACGGCTTCTGTGGCATTTCCTCGCCTAAGTCACGCGCATCAGCAGGTAGCCACGCATTACCGTTGATGAAATCTCCGATGAAGGTATCGAGCGCCATCGACTTGTCGATGTTCACGCGCCCAGCCTCACCATGCTTCAGAGCGTGAAATACAGCCATCTCGGAAGCCTGTTCACGATCCTCTGAAAAGCCAACCCGGAGCTTACCGTGGTATTTCAACGCTAGCTCTGCGGCCTTCGTCTTCTCCGGGTGAGCATCGATGATTCCCGACCACGACATGAGCGTGGAAAGGAAATCATCAAGCTCCTTCCATGTGTTGAACAATTTCATGTTCCACAGGAGCTTCTGACCGCCGCGAGCGAAATGCCAGCACCACACATGAATCTTCGTGCCCACGTCGATGCCGACACTGACCCATGAGTTAGGAATTCCCCCCATCATGTAGCCCTGCATCCGGCATTTGTCCAAAAGCTCGGCCGTGATCTTGTCGCCAGGAGCCGCGTATGGCCGACCCATGTTGAGGTTCCAGAACGACTTGAATTTCCTCGCCTCGCGCTGCCCTGCGAAATAGTCACGCATGATTTCAGGAAGCGGCTGCGTTGGCGAATTCAACTGTGAGATGTGATAGCCCCGCTTGTCACCATTGAGGTTGAACGGAGTCCAGCGGCCATCTGCGTTTGCTGCAACCCGCTCTTCGTCCGTGAAAGGGCGCTTACAAAACGCGCATTCAACAACGCAACCAAATTCATCGTCACCCAGCTTGACATTGTTGTAATCAAGAGCGGGGTCGTTGAAATTCAAGACTTGGTAGCGACTGCACCCTGGACACTGAATTTCCCAGCGGTGCTGATCGGAAGCGTTCCATGCGTCGTCGGCATAAACGCCGTAGCCGTCCACGGTGGGGGTTGAAAGCACAAGCATCTGCCGAACCTTTGATCCGTCCATGCGATGCCGTGCATCTTCAAGGTGCTCTTCCACCATTCGGTCACGCTCGTCCCAAATTTCAAAATCAACAGGAAACTCCTGAAGCTCGCGTTGAATGTTCGTTCCGCGAACGTAGAAATTCACGCCATCAGAAGTCTGCTTGTGCAGGCGGTTGTCTACCGAAGAGAAACGACCATCTAGCGATGCGTTGGAATCGATGATCGGATCGATGCGCCCCTGAACAAATGGAATTGCGCCCGTCTTCAACGGTAGAAGATAAAGGCCATTCCAGCGGCGCTCCAAGATGTTGTGCAAAGTCCGTGTAATTGCTGTCACGGTCAACCGCATCTGAGCGCCCTTTGGAATTACAATTTCCGGGCTGTAGTCTCGGATGATCTGCCGCACGTATTCCCCGCCGTCAAGGGTAAAGGGACGTGCATCTACCCTCAATCCCATGCCAATAGCCCAGGCATCAGGACGAGCCAGCGTTTTCAGAACGCTAAAATTCCCACGAGACTTCGCGGGTTTTCCTTTGGGATTACGGGATTTCGTCTGAGTCGGCAAATTGAGTCGTCTGAATTTGAAGGCGGCTCTGCCCTCAGTTTAGACGGATTTCCCGAACGACCGAAATCCCAACCCTGGAAATGAGAAGAGCCGCCCGAAGGCGGCTCTCCTACTGGCCCGAACGTCGATCACCCCGAGAAGGTGGCACGACGCCTTGGAGTGTACCCCTAAGCGGCTCGGCTAAGCCGTCGCTGCCTCTTTCGATCCCTGTCCCTGGCGCGAATTTCTTCTTTCTTGGACTCGCTCATTTCTCTGCGCCTGCGGCGTTGAGCTTCAGCCAACTCGTCTCCGTTGTAATTGTAGTAATCACGAACGGATTCAATTTCTCTTTCAGACTTGCCCCTAACTGAAGCTCCATGCGCAATGGAATCACGATGCCTTACTTCGTTCTTCCTGCGCATTGAAATTACTTCAAGCAGAATACGCTTTGCAACCCGCTTGTAAACATGCTCTACCCGGCCGTGCTGGTACTTGTAAAGCTGGCCCTGACTCATTCCAGTACGGCGACAGAATTCCATTTTTCCCACGCGATTAACACCTTCAATGATGAAAGGTCTGATCTTGGTCAAAGGCACAAGGCCCGCTATATCAAGCGGAGTCCCATGCGCGTATGCCTTGCACAAGCGACAACGCGAGACTCTGTAACCTTTGAATTTCCCAGACTTGCGAGTGTAGAAATATTTGTCGTTGTCCGGCAGAAATAGTGGCTCAGAATGCGCTGGGCCTGAACACAATCTGTAACGGACACCCCCAATTTCCTTTGTGTTAGCAATGATCTGTCCGCGTTCATTTCGTTGTCTCATTCAGCTTGGCCCCTTTGTGGTAAATGGAATTCACCTTCTCACGAAGCGTATTGCCTTTCCCCTGTTCCTCGGCCTTCGCAAGAAAGATTCTTGTTCCTTCTGCTTTTCCGTACTCTTTCACGAAATTCTTGTACGCCTTTTGAGCACCTACAGTTTGCTTGGAAATATCAAACGGCAGGGTAGATTTGAATTTCATTCACTTGCGCCTCCTCCGTCTCGATACCGCTCTGATCCGATGCTTTCCTTTAGAATAAATGGAATTCGCCTTCTTCGCCGGTGACTGCTTCCGCCTCGCATATTTGTTGGCTTTGGCGTAGAAAATCGAGGTTCCCTTCTTCTTGCCGTAACGTTTCCGCATTGCATTGAGCGCTTTGTTCGATCCTTTGGAATATCTCTTCGGAAGCGCCAAATTTCATCCTCCTTGTTCTGTGCGCTCAGACATGCTCAGACACGACGACCACGCTCCATCTCGACCAAGACGATCCCGAGGCCGAGGCCCGAACAGATGAGCAGGGCGTTGTTTAGCCACTCAGCACCGCCGAGAACGTGCGTCCAGCCGACGTAGGCGATGAACGCCGACCCGACGATCTGCTGCACGAACCACCAGCGCCGCCGCCGCTCGGACACCGACAACGTTGCTTTCTGGCGGATCGGCTTCACAAGCGGAGTCCTTTCGGCGTAGCAGCGATGCGCCGCTCG